GCCAGTTTTTGCTACTGCACCTGCTCCAGGAGCTATTTCTGGTGCAATCGTATTTAAAATTGCTGTTTCGCTTGCTGCTGCTCCTTGTGTTGCGATTGCACTTTCTGCTGCTGGAACAATTGCTCCTGCTGGATTTTTCATACCTTTATATGATGGAACAAAAAGTCCAAATAATGATTGTTGAGCTTTTTTAATTAAAGGTACTCTTTCGCCTCTTCCTCCTCTTGAAGAAGTAACTACAGTAGTTACCTGTTGGGCATTTTTAATTCCTTGAATTGTTGCAGCATCAGCTGCTTTAGTTAAAGTTTTTGCAAGCGCTTTTTCAACAGCTTGATAAAATTGAGGTTCTGTAACTGCTTGAGTGCCAGCTTTTTTTAATTCTTTTGCAAGATTTTGTGCAAGTTTTTCCATATCTCTAATAACTGCTGGATTATTAGCAGCTTCTGGAACTGTTTTAACAATGGTTGCTAATAATTTTGAAGTTGCTATTTTAGCATTTTCTTGATTTTGAAGCCATTCAGAAGCTTCAATTCCAGACATTTTTCCTCTATTTAAAGCTGATGGAACCATAAGACCAAAATTAGAAAGACCATATCTAATATCGTCTTTAAGGAATTTACTTCCTGGTTGATTAGTTCTTATCATAGATTTTTGTTCTTCAGTCAACATTGTTGGAGCCATGCCATGAGCAAATTCTAATCCTTGTGCTGTAGTAGATCCAGTAACTTTAAGTCCAGCCACCTTAGAAGCAACGGATGTCCCGCCCATCATAGTGTTATTATAACTTTCCATTTGCAATGTTAATTGTGCAATAGCATTTCTAAGAATATTAACATCTTCTACTTCTTGAATCATTTTATTTCCAAATAATTCAGATGCATTTGCTGCTGCAATATTTTCAGCAGTTAAAATTCCTGTAGCTCCAGCTAAACCTTTAGTTCCCATAGCAAGATTTCTAATAATTGAAACACCTTTAAATATATAACCAAATAAGTTTCCAAATACACCTGCAAGCATAAGTATAGGTCCTGCAACAGAAACAAAACCTAAAATTAAACCTAAAACATTTTTAAGTGGTCCAAGCTTGTCAGTTAATTTAACAACTGAGTCACCGAATTCTAAAAGTTTAGTAATAATTTTAGTAAATTCTTCACCAATTGGAACAAGATCTGCTTTAAGAGTTTCTAATGTTCTTTTAAATTTTCCAGTAGTGGACTCTGTTTGTACTTTTAATTCTGCCTCAGCCATTTGAGAAAGTTGTTGATTAGATGCATTCATTAATTGAAATACAGTTTGTGCCTGACTTCCTGCCTTATTTAAATTATCAAGAAGTGCTTGAACTCTAGAGAATTGAAACTTTCCAAATAATTTTTCAATTAATTGTGCTTGTGAAAGTTTATCTAAGTTTTTCATTTGATCAGCTAATTCTTTTAACATTAGTACTGGCTTTCCACCAGTATCTTGTGAAATTGCTTTCAAATCAATATGGAATTTAGAAAATGTATCTTTTGCATCTTTTGATGGATTAATTAAAGAAGCCATAGCTGATTTAATAGCGTTTGCTGCTTGTGCTGCTGGAACTCCTGCTTCTTTCATGGCAACCATCATTGCTGCAGTATCTTTAAAAGATCCACCTAATTGTGCAACAATTGGACCGACCCTTGGAATAGCATCTACCAAATCTTGAAGACTGGTAGAAGTTTGGTTTTCAACTGCATTAAGAAAATTAACTGCTTCTGCTAATTGTGTTGTATTTAATTTATAAACATTTTGCAAAGATACTGTTGCTTGCATTGCTTGTTGTCTATCAACTTCTCCAAGTTTTGCAAGTCTAATTGCTTCTCTTGTGGCATTTACTAGGTCAAGTCCCGTTTTACCTGTTGCTGCTAAATCGGCTGCCATTCCCGCAGTTTCTTGAATTGGAACGCCCCATGATTGTGCCAACTCTTTAGCAAGTGCTGTAACATCTTTTCTGATTGCTGCAAGAGCTTGTTGTGTTGGTTGTGCAAGTCCAGTTCCATAAACCTTTTGCATTCTAGTAAGTTCTGTATCAACTGATTGAAAAATTCTAGCGGTTTGAGCACCGAACATAGTTAAAGGAACTGTTAAACCTACTGTAAGCTGACGTCCCGCCCATTGTGTATTTTTACCCCAATTGATAAGTGAGGTAGCTCCTCTATCTAATGCAAGGTTATAGAGCATTTGTTGATTTGCAGCAATTTTAGTGGCATTTGCTACTTCATTAATTTTTGTAGGAGTGTAAACTGTTGCAACTCCACCTTTAAGTGGATCTTTAACAATTATTGAATTTTGTAATCTAGTTTGTTCTACAGCAAGTGCTCGTATTTGAGCTTGAGCATCTTTGCTGCCTTGTGTAATAATATTATAATATTCTTTAAGTTTGAGTTTTCCACCATCAAGTGCTTTACCAAACTTTTCTGTTTCTGTTTGAAGTTGAACTGTTTTTGCAGTAAAATGTCCAGTAGATAGGATGGCTTTATCAAATTCAGCCACCATATTTTTAACTGACTGAATTTGAGTAGCTTGTAAACCTACACCAGCAATATTCTTATTTAATGCTGATATGCTTTGATCAAGTTTAGCAATTGCTTGTTGGACATTATTAAAATCACCAAGAGCAACTATCTTAAACTCAATACGGCTCAATTGCTATCCCTCCAATGATATGAATCCGAGACCTTGATCAATTCCGAATCCATCTTGTGCTGCTTGAAAACCTTTTAGATTTGTTATATCATCTGGTTCATCAGATGCATCTAAATCAATTCCGTTAACTCCAGCCAAGAACTTCCTATCCTCATTTTCTTTTTTCCTTATAGCCTTTAGGGTTATAAGCAATTCTTCTATACAAAGACTAGATTCTAGATCATCGTAATTTTTCCAATGACCTAGAAGAAAAACTTCCGACTCAAGGGCAGCTAAGTCTAATTCGTCCCAACTAAGGCTGCCCCGAGGAGATTTGGGTCGTTAAGTTTTAAACCACCTGCCACCTCTAGGATCTTCATCATTGTAGGAATTTCTATAACTTCTTCAAACTTATCTTTATCTTTGCTAAGTTCGGGTTTAAGAGTTCTCATACAATGCATTGCTGCTTCAACAAAAATATCCATAACTTGATCTTCTGATTCAATTGACTCATCAGCAGTCTTACGAATAATTTCCATAAATTTTTTAATTTCTTTAATAGGTAATGGTTTAACTGTAATTGTTTCACCATTGGAAAGTTCTAATTCAATAATTTCATAAATTGGTGTAGGCAAAATTCCTCCTGTTTATCATATAAAATTATACCAATTTTTATGGTTAATACATAAAATAGTTAAGCCTCCCATAGGAGGCTTAACCGTCAATATTAAGTTTTTAAATTAGTTGGTTCCCCAAATTCTGTCAATAACAACGCCATATTCTGCACCTGCATATGAATCATCAGGCAAGCATCGGAATGTTACTGGGAAAACTGTTGCTGAGTCACGTTTAAGTGCATGTGCGGTGGTGTCAATGCTGACAACACGGCGAGCAATATAAACACGCTCCTTCTCACGAAGATTAGATGTATTTCCTGTAATTACAGAACCAGATGATGTTACGGAACGACCTTGCTGGAAAGGAGCATTTCCTACCGCAGCAAAAGATCTTTCAACTGGAGCATCACCCAAAGCACCTGCAGCCATATTCAATGTAGCACCTTGCTCACCAGAAACTGGAGTAGTTTGAGCCAATGTTGTTGTTGTACTTCCGTCAGCGCTATAATAGGTGTCCATTTGACCCCATGAAAGCTGAAGATTTTCTAAAGTTCCTTCTGTAAGTTCTGTAGTAAGAACAACTCTTAAAGATTGCTTGAATAAACGAGCAGCATCAAGAAGTTGATCAACCATAACCTCACCATAATTTGGTTCATAGGAAATGTTGAGACCATTATTGGTATAACCTACTTCTCTCCAAGCAGTGCTTGAAGAAAGCTTCTCTCTAGCACCATCGCCTGTCGCTCCTCCAAAAAGAGTGTTAAGACTTGCAGATGACGTAGAAGGACGTGATGAGCCAGATCCATTACTAATAAAAAGATCAGCAGCACCAACGAGAATATTTTTTACGCTTGTAGCCATATATTAATTTTTCACCTACCTTTACATTAATAAAGTTGGCAAAACTTACTTCCTCAAGATCAATGTTACCATTAAAATCAAATAAAACAAAGATTTATTCAAACTTGCCAGTGGATAAATTGATGTTTCTGCTATATTCATACATTATGGATACCTCTCCAACCATAAAACCACCTTCGTGATCAAATGCTTGTGTTGGAGTAGCATTTTCAATCATAAAATAATGATAGTTAAAATTACTATTTAATTCTTTATACAAGTTCATATCTGTTGCAGACTTATCAAATCTTCTAAATAAATCAATTAATAAATTAATTATTGAATGTATTTGAAGAGCGTCTGTAGATATAATATTAAGAATTAGTATTTCTTCAGAAATCCACCAATTTTGTTGGTAGGGTCTAACAGATATGTCGTATGTGATGTAAGGAACACCTGGAAGTAAATTAGTAAATTCTGGAATTTGTTGAGTTGGAATAATTGGAATTAATGGTTTAAGAAATCCATCAGCATAATAATTTTGTTCATTCAAAAGACCAGCATCGGTTAGTTCTTTCCAAATTAAACTTCTTATTTCAAATAAAGCAGTCTTTTCATAATCAGTCATTAAATTATTACCAACCCTTCTGAATATCTTTCTGTAATATTAGCAATTGTTTGTCTTGCTTGAACAGGACCTTCTCCCGTTCTATTTAAACAAGAAGAAAGTTCTTGTTGTATTTTTTGAAAAATTCCTGATGCATCTAGTACTGCATTAAAATTCTTTCTATACCATTCTAATGCAAATTCTCTAAAAGCATTTCTTACTAAACGTCCACCAGGATTTAAAATTCTTATAATTTTACCTTCTGGAACAAATGTAATTCCTTGGTTTCCTAAAAAAGCAATTGTTCTTTTTGTTTGAAATGTAATAGATTGACCATTTTCCATTACCTCAGCTTTATTTCTAAATATATGTTTTGCCATTACCGATTTACCAGTTTTTCCTGGATTTTGAAGTTCTCTTGGAATGGGAACTGGCTTTCTAGATCTTTTTAATTCAGTAGAAATAACTAGAGTACCATTAGAAACTTGTGCTCTTCTAATAAAAAATAATCTTCCATTTGAAGATCCGATTTGATTCCATTCATAAATATGATGATATCTTTTTGGATTAATTTGTGCTCTTTTATCTAATGCTGCTACAAATCTTTTTCCTGTAATTGTAAAAGATGCTTTTGCAATACCTTCTAAAGTTCTTGGCTTGGTAAGTTCTTGAACTCCAAAAAATTTATTATTTATTTCTGTCATTACTTGATTGACAGATGATTGATCAATTTTGAATCGTATCATTGCTCTGAACTGGAACCCTTTGCACAATTGATTCATAATAACTAACTTTGCCGAATGGATCTAATACGGCATGTGAAGAAAAAACTTCAAAAAATGTATCAGGTTCATCCAATTTATCAATTTCAAAATAAACTTTTTGATTGTTGCTAGAGCGTATATTTCCAATTCTCCAACGTCTGCTTAATGGTTTTAAAGTCTTAACTCTTAATTGTATTCTTTCTTGATAGCCAGGCTGACCTGCTTCAAAAGCTTTGTTTCCACCACGAGAAAAAGAGTTTGATGAGCCAAGTGGTTCAATTTTACATTGAATAGTTTCATTATAAACCCATTGACGATTAACAAATCCAGTATTTTTATCTTGAGAATTTTGTTGAATATAAATATCAGATTTGGTATTCATAATTGATGCAACAAAAGATATTGCTGATGTAGCCATTAAATCACCACAATACGAATATTTCGATATAGATCAAGAATATTGTCTACGGCAACGTTACCAGTTCCATTAAATGCTCCTCCAGCCATGCTGAAAGATATTTCACTAAGATTAACTTTGCTTAAGTATTTGTTTCTCCAGTTGTAATCATTAGTTAGCATATCTCCAACTAGCATCATAGAAGCAAGTTTAATATCCTCTGGTACATATTTATATCCAATTTTTCCTTGAAATTTATATCTAGAATTATTTCTAAATCTTCCATAATAAAGAACTGCGGGATCTACTTGATTGTCATATCTTACATCCCAGCCAGGATTGACTAATCTAACTGCTTTATTTGTAAGTGTTAATTCAAGTAAAAATCCAAAAGTATTAAAATAAGGATCTACTGTATTATCAACAATTAAAATATCATTTTCCCATACTTTATCAAGATTTTGCATAACTTCTAGTAATTCAATAACATCTGATCCTCGACCAAATTCTTCTTGAACTCCATAACGTAAACCAAAATCTTGATTAGTATATCCAATAATAATTGTTCTTGCTAATTTTTCTGCTTTTATAATTTCATGTGGATCCATGTAATTTAAATCAGATGGTTGTGCAGACCAACCATGATAATCATAAATATCATCTACGCTAGCATAGGGAGTGTCTACTTTATAATAATCAATATGTGTTGTTTCATATCCATCTAGTATAAAAGACCATGTAACTTTTAATACTCTGTTTAATGCAGTTTCTGTTTCAGGATCTGCAATAAGATAATAATTGCCTGTTGGATCTCCATTTCCATCTAACTTAGGAATTGCTGTACCACTAGATAACTCATCTTCTGTATCAGCATCAATCACAACAAAGGTTGGAGTATTGTCTGCTGGAGTAAGTTTGCCATCTTTAAATACGCCTAATACTAATTGTTCTGTTGCTTCACGAACAAGCGTTTGCAATTATTATCCCCCCGATTAAGAGTAGAATTCTTGTGCTTCCCTTGGAGTTGCCAGTCTAAAACCTGCTTGGGTATCAAAAATTCTTTGTGCATCATCTTCAGACATTGCAACAAAAGGATGCTGTGCAGTAAATGTATAGCCCATAGCTTGGTATGAATGATTCATTCTATCCATTTTAACTAATACAGTGTTTTGTGGCTTCAAGATTTCCTTCTCTTTCTTTTTATCAATTTTTAATTCTACTGTTTCAGCTCCTGCGAATTTAGCATAAGCTTCATATGTAACGCCTTCTTCTGAAAGCGCTGCAATTAATTCTTTTTTTGTTTTGACATTTTC